ACGCCCAAGGGCTTTTCCGTTTGACTTAGCCCGAGCTAAGCCTGATTGGGTACGTTCAATCAAAAGATCGCGTTCAAATTGAGCTACGTTATTTATTACTCCCATAGTCATCTTTCCTGATGAGCTGGTGAGGTCAACTCCTCCTAAAGCCAAGCAATGAACCTTGATTCCCATTTTCTCTAGCTTTGCTACGGTGGTGCTTACATCAATAGCATCACGTCCTAACCTATCGAGTTTGGTAACAACCAAAACATCGCCTTTTTCCATTTTATCCAGCAGGCGCCCAAAACCTCTACGTCTGGATATAGGCATAGACCCCGATATAGTTTCGGTAACAATACGGTGCGGTTCAATGCTAAATCCAGCCGCTTCAATTTCTTGTATCTGGTTTTCAGGATTTTGCTCAATAGTGGAAACACGAGCATAGGCAAAGTTACGTGGCATAATTATTAATTATATTATTTTTGGATTTTTTACAAAAATTGTATCAAATAGGCTGTCCTAAATATCGCTTATGTTCTAAAGTAAGTCAATATAATTTTTGAACACGTAATTTAAGCCTGTCCAAAAACGAACCTTTTTGGACACAATTAAGTTTAACGTTAGTTACTGCCGGTGAAAGAGAGGCAACACGTTTGACAACACGTTTTCGAAATCAAGCCACAACAATTAAAAGGCTAATTCAAGAAGCTATAAAATGCTAGCTCATAAATCTAAAAAAATTAACAAAAGATGGCGATTTTGTCTATTTCGCCATAAATAATCAAAAAATTTATTTCATCCCACTCAAAGCTATATTTCATAAGGCTTATTGAATTATTGATTTAAGCGATTTAATCTATTTCGCTGCGATTTAGATTAAATCGCCCATTAAGGGTATAACGCCCTTTTTTACGCTAACCTCGAAGACTCGGTAAATACCGCTGCTTTGCTTTTGGAACTGCAAGGTAAAGAAAGAAGGTAGTTAGGCTATGGTAGTTTACTTTTTCTTTGCTTTTTTATTGTTGGTCAATGGACATTCTTTGCTTGCTGCTTCAAGAATATCCATCGCTGTACAATTATCATTGCCCAATACTGTATGCTCATAAAGCATTGTTTCTTTTAATCCCAACCTAATTGTTAGCCAATTTAATGTATCTTCAGGCTTGTTCTTGTTATACCGGATGTAAAATTTCTCAGCCTTATATTCTAAATCCCTTTTCCCAATATCCTCTATCTCCTCATTAATAGGATTATAATTATGGTACATGGCATTTTCATTAAATACCTTATCATAGTGGACTACCATAGTAGGCAGTAAACCCTTTTTAACTCCAAATATTTTATTCGAGATAGCTGCCGCGGTAATTTCCATTACTGTAGATGATATATGTTTATCAAAAAAATCCATTATACCTACCGCTCTTGGTTTTGATTCCAAATCACAATACAAAGTGTCAGGGGGGATAATCCTGCAAATTGCCAACTTAACCGGCTGTAGTTTCTTCGATACTTTATTACAAGGCACATTTAATCCTATATTCCTGACTTCATTCCCATAAAGAATAACAAAATAATTATTATCTTTTTGATGAAATCTGACGCATTCTAACCGGCTAAGTGCTTTTTTTAACAAATCTAAATTATGTATTTTGTAATATAGCCTGGCAGGTATAAAAAATTCTTCCGTTACAGTGAGAAGTGTTAAATCTCCCCAATCTACATTCTCATAATCTTCTTGCATTATTTCAGACACAGATTTTCTCCTAATCTCCAATCGTAGTAATTACTATTATTAGTATGATTGGTTGACAGATTTTGCAAGTAAATTTCTTACTACTGCTTTTCTTTAATTAAGTTTAACGTTAGTTACTGCCGATGAAAGCAAGATGCTACAACTATAGTTTAAGATAATTTATACCTGACTATAGCAATCTCTTCGGTGCTGAACTACTAGAACGTTAACAACTGTATCGTTTATTTGATATATCACCCGATAGTCCCCAACTCTGAGAGATCGACAGCCTTTAAAGCTATATCTTAAAGGTTTACCAAATTTTACAGGGTCAGATAATAGCTTTTTTTCAATTGTTGCCTTTATCAGAGATTTAACAGGCGGGGAAAGCTTGGGAATATCTTCGTATATAACCTGGTCTGAATAAATAAGTTTATACATTATTTCCAGGCATCCTCATGACTAACCCACTCTTTAGTATTACGTAGCCTTTCTTCCGCTAATTTAGCGAATATCCTATCTTCCTGAAGTTCTAAACTGGTTATAATAAGATCCTTGGCAACCTTGGAATAGGACTCGTTGTTAACTTTAGCAAGCCCTACAATTTCATTATAAGATTTCTCATCTAAAGATACTAATAACCGCTTAGCTGCCATGATACTACCTAACTTCTTAATTGTTTAAAATAATGTATCATATCTGATACTAAATGTCAATAAAATTTATGGACTTACCGCTAATTCTATAATCAAATTTCTATTTGAGATTGACACATACAAATAACTACATTACAATACATATGTATTAAATGTAAGTGGATTGTTTTATGAGTACCATTACAGCGCGTATATCAGACGAGTTAGACAAAGCTTTAACAGAAGTAGCTAAATCGACAGAAAGGTCTAAAAGTTTCATTATATCAAAAGCAATCCAAAATTATGTTTTGGAATTGCAAGAAGATATAGAAGATTATAAAGATGCTATGGAAATATTAGCACAAAATAATCCTACCTATACTTTAGAAGAGATAGAGAAAAAATATGGTCTGGAAGATTGAATTTGATTCAAAGGCAGAAAAAGAATTAAGCAAGCTGCCCCATCAAATGCAAAAATTAATACGGAATTATCTTAGATATAATGTATTGAAACAAAAGCACCCAAACCAATTAGGAAAAGCATTAAGCGGTAATAAAAAAGGCTTATGGCGTTATCGAGTAGACAAGTTCAGAATTATTTATAAATTCAAAGAAGAGCAATTGATTGTTCTGGTAATAAAAATTGCTAAACGTGATGTTGTTTATGCAGATTAAAATTCGCTTTCCGCTTCTATCTCCCCATCTTCAAACCAATTAGGAAAAGCATTAAGCGGTAATAAAAAAGGCTTATGGCGTTATCGAGTAGACAAGTTCAGAATTATTTGTAAATTCAAAGAAGAGCAATTGATTGTTCTGGTAATAAAAATTGCTAAACGTGATGTTGTTTATGCAGATTAAAATTCGCTTTCCGCTTCTATCTCCCCATCTTCTGCTTCTGCCAGTTTGATATCCCTTTGGAACTGGCCACTCCCGAATCTTTCTTGCCAAGCCTTCCCTGCCGATATTCCACCGCGGTCAATATATATAGCGTCAATCTCTGCGTACTTTTTTCTAATTTCCGCAAGTTCAGCCTCTGAAGGATTATACAACGACGGAAAAGTCCAACTAAAATCTTGTGCCCTGTTTTTCCAACCTTGCTGATTTTCCAAGATTTTAATTAGCCAAGTAATACAGGGTTCAATCTGATCTTCTCTGTAGCTACTGACGATGTCGTGCCAGTTTTTCTGATCATTCTCGCCGGAAGCGTTTAAACCCGACGGAGCCCTGCCGAATAACCTGCTTGCAGGGATACCGGTTGTAGCGCATATGGTTTCGCTAAATTGCTCCCACAATTCACTTAAACCCGATACGTTACTCGGGAGCTTGGTATATTCCTCACCGCCCTCACTATCCAGCATTATCGTATTTTGGCTTGACCTGCTTCTGTCAATTACCTCTAAACGCTTAAGCACCGCATCCATTTCATCATTACTGACTTTGTCGTCCAATCCTGATAATTTCATAACCGGCTGGACGAAATCCTGCACGATCTCAACCGATGAATTGTTGATAATGGCGTGGTTTCTAATGGCGTTATAACATGCCTGCAAAACCGAGCCGTCCCAGCCTTGATTCTTTACCTTTGAAGTACCGGACAGGCTTTTGCCGCCAAAAAGAAAACACCTTGAACGATGCACCTTAATCCCCTTAAATTCATCGGCGAAATAACCCTTATCCTGCTTACCGATTGTATATGTTTCAGGCTCACCGAAATGTTGCTTATAAATATCATCGCAAAAGTCCTCATCATCAAACGTGATCTGGTAGCGGTCAAATACCTGCAATGAAACCAGACGGTGAATTCTCTCCGGATTCAAGGGTTTTGACATATCCTGTCCGTCATCAACAAAAGCGACAAGTAACGCCCCGCCATATAGCCTACCAAAGCTACCGGCCTCAAATATCTTTTGTTTTGCTTTAACACGCTTCATCTCCTCCAGTAGCTCTACTTCCGCATTAATAAAGCCTTTCAATGAATCGGCGACTACCGCTTCAACTATGCGCTGGGATATCCCGTCATCATTATATAAGCCTTCTAATGTTCGTTTTTGTAAGGTATAGCTCGGACTATAAACCGTATTATTAGTCCTGCTACTGGAGGTGCCCAGATTAGTAGAGTGATTTATCCAGCCATCAAGGCGGAAAAATTTCCCAAATGCGTTAAGTATACTTTTCATGTAATTTCTTTTAAAGGTTTGCAAGCGCTTCCATATCCCATTTACTATAGTTGCAGCCTTTACGCTTCATACTACGCTCTAGCGCATATCTTAAGGCGTCTATGCAATGATTATGCTTATCAACGACGGTGTTTGTTATGTCTCCACTTCTTGGGTCTTCTTTGTATGAATAGAGCGAAAATTCCTTGATAGTATTAAGGCAATTCTCATGAATAATTACCTTGTCAAAGCTCCTGATATAGGCAATGCCGTCTTCAACAGATCCCTTGCCCTTTTCTACTGCCCTAATTGACAAGCCTTGTCTTTTTAAAAAAGAAATGCTTTCAGGTCTTGCATTATCCGCATAAATAGTATGCCGCCTTAAATCCGGTAATCTCTTTTCAATAAATCCAAGAGTGTCATCTATCTCAAGCCCTATCTTTACTGCTTCGTGGGATATGTATAACCTGTTATCATATACATAGCAGCATATGGCAGCCGTCGGGTCTTGCGAGAAACCAAAATCCAACCCGAAATATTTGTGTATGCCTTTAGGTTCGTCAAACCTTTGTACTTCCCATTTATCTTTAAATATTTGGGCATCGGAATGCTCCAGACACTCACCTTCCCATACATGACGATAAAATCCGTAATCCCTTAATTTATCTCGTTCCATTTCCTCTTTAAGCACGGAAGGAAAATACGGATTATCTTGCCAATTAACTTTAACAATGTAAGCGTTTTTAGGTGATTCCGCACTTTCAATAAATTCTTTGTACAATACATCTGATTTATTTTTGGGATTCATGGTAACCCAAATTTCAGAAAGCTCATTACGAATAGTAGGCTTAATTACCCGCCACGAACCTACACTTAATGTATCAGCTTCTTCTATCCATAAATGGGTAATGCCGGCTGTCGATTTAATACTATCTATATTGTGCCGCAGTCCCTTAAAAATAAAACGGCTATTGCTTAAAGTGTTACGGATTTCATCATGGGTAACCTCAAATATGCCCTGTAACTTTAAAGCCTCTATTCGTTGGCATATCAAAGAATGGACACTATCCTTAATCGAGTTCTGAAATTCACGCCCACAAAGTATTAAGCATTTCCTTGTACATGAGATTAATATTAGAGCATCAGCAACACCATAAGACTTACCTGAGCCTCTGCCGCCATAAATAACCTTATAACGATATGGCTTAAATAATCCTTCTTGCCATGGCTCAATCTCCAAGTTCATTGTCCCCCTCATTAGCAGCTTGTCTATTGCTAATATTTAGTCTGTTGCTGACATTTAAATTAATAGAAGGCAAAGTAATAGGTGTGTTTGATGTAACATCAAAATACTGCTTCTCTGACCATCCTGCTTGGGTTTTTAGGTAGAATATTTGCGAAGTGGTATCACCGTCTCTAGCTTTTGCATAAAGAGAATTCCCTATATCAACAATTGCATTTGCTTTGCCTTTTTTATAAGCGGTCAAAACCTCTGTTTGCCTTTCTCGGATAGAGAAAAATGTTTTTTCTCCTATGCCTAAGTGGTCTGCTATTTGCTCGATAGTTAAATATCGAGCCAATAGCTCAACTTCGTCTATTTGCTCTTGAGTTAAAACGGTTTTTGGGCGACCGCCTTTGTTTTTGCGGTTTGCTGATTCTGTCATGTGTTTTTTGCAAGGATTTAAGTTTTGAGTGTACCACAAAACAGGAAATTAGACAATCGTGGAGCAAAAACTTATAGACACTGAAAAAGAATTTTTAGGAGTAGATAGTTTGGTTATGTAGAATTAGCGCCGTACTTGATTTTGACTAAAAATTAGGTACGGCTACAAATTCAAAATTAAATTGCTATTCTTAAGATTCTGATGAAATTTATGGTTTGCACGCCATTTACTTAATTGCCTCTACAAACAACTAATTCTCCATATTTATAATTCCAATAACGTTAACTTCAGCAACGTTAACTTCAACATTAACTATTGTTGTTTCCTCAGCGCTATTCATCACCACAAGTCCTTGACTCATACCCGTACAGTTAGGTGAGTTTGGAATGCCATAACTCGTGGTCGACCAATTTGTAGTTAGATCAAGCATAAACATATTAAAGCGTTGGGTATCGTTTGGGTGACTTTCCATATTAGGAGGAATAGTTATAATCCTTAATATTTCACTTATTTGATCAAAGTTAAAACTATATGACGCTGTGCTAGGGTTTAAATGGGCAGGGGAATTCCAAATATTAATCAATGGTTCTATAGTAGATTTCCAATAAGCAACATCTCTATATTGGGAATGAGCTCCCCTGATCATGTGTTGGAAGACAGGATGAGGAACATTGTAAATAGTTGTTTTAGACATTATTCTTTCTCTGTTTTAGGTTTACGGTTTAACTAATATTTAGCTATAGAGTAAATAAAAGTCAGAGTCAATATAATATATGCTCAGATAAATTAATAATCTAGCATACTAACGCCTCCAATCCAAATGGTACAATTCGGCGTCTCTATCGCTGTTATACTTTCGTTTGGCTCTCATTGCTTGATATCTGGCAAAAGCCTCTTGTTGCTGCAGTTCTTCATATTCCTCTATTAACGCAATGGCCTCTTTGTTCTTGTTATAACGCTCTGTCAGGCGTTTTGCTTTCCTGCGCTGCACAAGGCGGTAATTCCTAACCTCCTCATCGTCTTGGTACGGCACGCCGTAATATTCTATGTTATTCATCATTTATCGTTAAAATGGGATTTCATCGTCATGGATTTCTACAGCTTCGGCTGCTTTAGGCTTGTCCTCAAATTCATATCTCCCATTATAAGCTGAGCCATTTTCATCATTATTGGACTCACTGCCGGTTATTACAGGTTTATCCTTTGGAAACGTTAGCATGTTAATATCCTGTATGTGGACTTCAATCTGTGATTTTGCCACACAGTTTTTATCAATGTATGCATTGTTTTTAGGGATGCCTCTGACCATTAATCCCATACCATGCTTAATATTATTTCTAATCATTTTAGAGAGCCCCTCTGACCATGATTGGCATTTATACCAAGTAACCTCTTTCTGCTCCTGCCCGTCCTTGTCTTTCCATTTTTTAGTTACCGAAAGTGAAAAGCTTGTGAAGTTTGGGAATTTATCAGCCATAGGGTTTACCGGCTCGCCGTATACATAACCGATTAATTCTATTGTCGCGCTAGTTCTCATTAAAAACCTCCATTAGGTTTGTAAATTATTGGCCTTTCATCGTTATTCTTAAAACATAGCTCAAGAGTAACTTTGTTCTTTTTGACTACATGCTCGATTGCTACCCCAAAGCTCCTGTAAATATAATCAACGTAACAACTTGCGCCTGTCAGGATAATTTTGTTATCCTGCTTATCTTCGCTGATACTTAACTTATCAAACCATGCAGAAAGAATGTGCTGCCTTGTGTTCTTTGGAAAAAAGTTTAACAACTCCTTTCTGAATTCATCCCACTTGTCTAGCCTTTGCCCAAACTGAGTTACCTCGGCAATCTGACGCTCAGGCTCGCTAGTTTTTAATCCCGTTGAAGAGACTATGGTAATGGCATCACCGTAAACCGATCTTATGCAGGATCTAAGGAGTTCCCTGTCTTTAGCAGGCAGAACAAACCCATCACTCACTTTTACGCCTAATTTGTTTGAATCAATCAGAGTAAATTTGCAATTTTCCATGATTTCCTCAGACCTTACGCTACCAAAGCTTTTAAAAATCGCTCCGCTTAGCTCAAATGTCATATTTCTCGTGGATTCAGGCGGTATTTGCTGTGCTTTCATTGGGGTAATTTCCTCATCTTTTTTGGTTGTTTTACTGCCTACAGCATCTTCATTTCCAGAAGCGTTTTGAATCTCTGAGGTGCTTGGAGTACTTGGGTCAAGAAGGCTTGCCAGTAGCGGGATATCCTGCAAAAGACTAAGCCCTGATGTACCGGGGTCTCGATTTTTGTGAGATCGGTAATGTTGCTTCTCTTCTTCGGCTGTCTCACCTAGCGGGATTACCTCGGCTGCTACCTTAGTAACTTCTGCTTGGCTCTTTGGGAAATAGCTTAACTGGGCTTGAGTTTCTTCTGTATCCTGATCCCTGGCTGGCTCATTCACAGAGCCATAAGCCAGGGTTAGTGTTGTGGTTGCCTGTTCCGGTATTTTTTCCTCAAAATGAGTCTTTGAGATTGGAAAGATTTTTGCCTCTCGCGCGCGCGTTTTATGTTGACTAAGAGTTCTATGTTTACTAAGAGAAAGAGAAGAAGAATAACCTAACGGTTCTTCTTCTCTTTCTCTCTTAATCTCTCTTATATTACTTATATATGATGCCCGAATTTTTTCGGCTATCAGACCGAATTTTTTCCCTCTTCTAACCAAATTAATTTTGCTATCAATAGTATAAAATAGCTCAGGATTGGAGGTTCTTTTTTCACCGTCTTTACTAAATTCAATTACGTAACAATAGTTGTATCTCTTACCCTCAAAATGCGCCATTCTGTGGTACTTGTAACTTACAATATCTTTCAACTGTTTTAGCAGGTTGCTGTTTTGATCGGCTTCTTTACCCGTAATATCGCTAAGGAAATCTTGATTTACGCAAATCTTTTTATTCGGGCTAGCAAGTAACATCGAAACTAAGTTGGTAAGCATGGTTAATGCGTTATCTGCCAATACCTTAGACGGGTCATTCGCACGAGTAACACAATGCAAATCCCTATAGACTCTATCGAAGGATCTTTCGTCTTGCTTATAAGTTTTCTTGTTAAAATGGTAGAGCCTAGCCTTCATACCCTGCCATCCTTTTTTCATTTTCCAATCTTTTTTGAACTAGCTCTGTCAGAGTTCTAACGTCCAGATAAAATATCTCGTTATTGACTTCGCTCGAATCGAGCATTTTAAGGACTCTATCATTGACAATTTTTAGAGGGTCGTGCATAGTAGCGTTGTTCATTTCTTAGCCTTTGCCGGTTATACGTTGTGAACACGGCAGCCGGTCTAAGCCATGCAAGGATTTAAGCCGGCTGCTCGTCTCTTGTAGTTCTAATTTTTTGGTATTTTTAGGAGGTAATTGCTTAAAAATCGTCTGGAAACATCGCACAGCTTCTGTGTCATGCAACTGATCAAAGCAAGTATTTTCAATTAGCAAAAACTCGTCCCGCGCTAAAGAGGCAACCATTAATTCCCTAAGGGCGCGGTCACCACCGAAGCTATTTATTATTTCTCTTGCAAAAACTCCTGATTTAGCCCTTCCACCCAAAGCGCAAACAATTTCATTGTCTTTGAATTTTAAAACGCAAATAGTTACACAGCTTTGAATTATAGTTTGTAATAACTTGGATGGGATTAGGCCGGATATTTTAATCAGGAACGGAGTGCTAGAATTTTTTTGTCGCTTTTTAGAAAACTCCACAGCGTCAATGACTTCTACCGCATGGTGTATGAGGGATAGCTTAGACAAAAGCAGATCAGCAAAATTATCGACCTCCTGTGCATCATCGCCGAATATACAAATATTACCACCGGTGAAATCATGTAAATGAGGCCGCCCTATTCGATCAAATAGCTCTGTAAGCCTAGGTTCTGAAAAGGTTGGCGTGGCCGGTTCGTGAGTTTTTAAATTGTCTGAATTATTGTTATTTGTGCCAAAGAAAAACTTTTTAAAAAAGCTGTCCTTGCCTTTATCACTGAAATGCTGTAGTTTCATTTAGCCCTCTTTGGTTTCGTTAACCATTACTGGTTAGCGTTGCCCTTTCATTATTAATAATAAGTGTGGGGGGTGGAACCAGTGGATATATCGGGTGTTCAAATCTTCAATATCCGCTGGTTTGTTTTAGTATTTATCCGTCTTCAATCATTTTATTCTCTTTAATTATTCTTATACTTTACTGGCAACAAAACCTACGTGGCCTTTGCCGTCACTGTCAAAATCTTTGGGATAATCAAACAGCTTGATTTTCTCAATCTTAAAACCATGCTGCGGCAATAAATTTTCTAGTTGAGGTATGTCAAAAACATGTAGATATGATCCCACATAGTCTTTATGTGCCGGATTGATTTCCCAATGATTCTCAATAACGCCCGGCCACCTATCTTTATTTAATACCCGTGTTTGATATGTTTCTAAAAAACGATCCCTATAAGCAACATTATAAGGGGTACAAACAACAAAAAATAATTTTCCTTGCGGCATTAACCAATTGTGAATTTTATTTAGCCCCTTTTCTATAGTTTCTCCATCAAGGAAATGAAACATCCTCGATGTTAACACTGCTGCCAATGAGTTAGCAGGTAGTTCAATATCTGCCGGAAAGGCACCGGGATAAAGATGCAGATTTTCTAAAGATTGTTTTGAGGTGTTTTCCAGCAGGATCGATAAATGTTCGTGGCTTAAATCATTAGCTATGATTTTACCACCCTTTGCCAATACCTTATGGACAATAAATCCATATGCGCAACCAAGCTCTAATACTAAGTCGTTATTACCTGTAGCATATTCAATAAATTCTTCCGAAAACTCATCTAAATCGATTTTCATATAGCCCATACGATTCATCGTAGGTATTTCATCACGAAGCTGCACCGGCCTTATACTATTTTCCTGTATAGATAAATTAATATTGTCCGCTAAGTACCCAAATTTCGTTTTTTTCGATTGATCAAGTTTTAGTTGATAAACTCTATTGTCCTTTAAGGTCATTATTTCTATATAATATCTTTTTTTATACCGGCGATTGTAACAGCTTTTCTATAGGCTGTATACTTCCTAAAGTGACAAAAATAGTTACCGAAATTTAACAACGCTTAGCAACCATACGTTGTATATCGGTTACTTTATTTTAATTTACGCAGAGACCTCTTTGCCCTATTATTTTGTCATCATTAAGTTTTGAAAGATTTTTAAGACTCCTAAACAAACTTATATAACCTAAAATACATATAAACCCTATATAGCAACTTATATAGAAAGTAGCATTATTAGGGAAATTATCTAAGATCATTGACGCAATAAGGGGCGATGTCCCTCCAATAACACCTAGACCTATGCTGTAGAAAAAGGATGCACAACTAAATCTGTATTGAGCAGGAAACATTTCAATAACAAGAATATTGATTGTAGCTGTTTGAGTTGAAAAAATAATCGCATGAATAATAAAAAATAATAATGCGCTAATATTACTTGGGTATATCTCTACTAACTGTAACCCTAAAAAACTAAATAATGCTATAGCTAATAGTCCATATTTTATCATCTTTAATCTGTTAATTTTATCTGACCAATAAGCAAAAATTGGTGCAAGAATAATTAAAATTAATGTTGTAACTAATGGGTAATAACTAACTTCCAAGCCTGTTATTTGATTAACATACCTTGGCAGGAAGACCAGTATAAAATAAAAATTTACCCCATTGGCAGCTGCAATAAATACAGTACTAATACATTCTAACGGGTGTTTTTTAATTCCTTCTATTAACGGAATTCGACTTTTTATAGTCGCTAATTTTAAGAATTCAGGTGTTTCTACTAGGTTCCTGCGAATAAAATAACCTATTATTGATAATCCGAAACCAAGTAAAAAAGCTATACGCCAGCTATCCTCAGGTAATTCAGGCATTTGAACTATCTTACTTACTAAAGTCGCCAACAATACTCCAGACACGCACCCGCTTATAACTAACCCCCCTACAGCCCCACGTTTATTATGATCAAAGTGTTCAACAGCGTAGATGATCGCCCCGCTATACTCACCACCCACCGATACGCCTTGTAATATTCTGATTAACGCGATGATATAACACGATATGACCCCAATCGCCGCGTAAGTTGGCAGTAAAGCCATACCTAACGAAGCGCTTCCCATCAATGATACACTAATAATTAATGATTTTTTTCTACCGTAAACATCACCGATATAGCCGAATATTATTGAGCCTAACGGCCTAAACAGAAACCCTACGGCAAATATTGCATATGTAATGATTAACGCGTTTGCTTCATCTAAAAACGATAGATAGTTTTTATGCAAAACTGCCGTAAAAAAACCAAATATGGTAAAATCATACATTTCTAAGCAAGCTGCTAAAAAGCAGGAAATAACGGCATTTCTTGAAAAATTTTGTTTCATATTTAAACTACTAGATTACTTTACTAATTTTTATTATGTCGGAACGGTTAGCTATTTTAAGTTTCTTCTTGATATTTTTAACCTTGTAACACGCAGCCCTTGGAGTAATTTTAAATTTAACAGCTAGCTCTTTATTAGTTGCTCCATGAGCTAATAATTGAACGTACTCTAATTCTTTTAGGGTTAAGCCATGAGAACTACCTGCCTTAACTTTATGCTCGTCGTAATTAAAAATATCATTTGCTAGGCTCCTTTTAAACAGGTTTTGACGGAGGGGTAAATACTTAGCCTTTTTAAAAATATTTTCTAATTCAGTTCCGTAAGAACCGGTAACCGATTCTATTAATGGCTGGTTGTTAATCAAATGGGTTAAGGCTGCTGCATCGGAACGCGTAGCAATAAATGAATACATTTTGATTATATGTTTTTCTTTTTTATAAAATAACAGACTGTTACACAGGTCACGTTTTAATAGTGCCTTTAAAAACCTATTATTTGCGTTAGATGGTGTCCTAATAATGTATTTATAATTTCCTCTATTTACAGATAATAGCTCAAGGGCATAATGTATGGACATATCCGTGTATATTTCATTATTCATGATAACTTTATACCAGCCTTTATTTGAGCAGAAGGCCATGCTGCTCCCATCTTTATAAAATTCTCTATAACCTAAATGGTTAATGTTTAAAAGTTTAATATTATCGGTATATTTATTTAGTACGTCAACTGATTCATCTCTTAACTCTAAATCAAGGAGTTTGTTCATAATTGCCTTTTAATTAGTAATAAACTTATTAGAAACAATATAAAATAGTTAATTTTTTATGAAAAAACAATAAATTTGTTCTTTTTTATTACCGGTACCGGCATTTTGGTTGAATTATTTACATAATATTAACCTGCTCCTTAGATTTATCTATATAGCTGCTTTCTATATACTCAATACAGGATTGAATCTTTACTTTATCCAGCTCTTTCAAGCTTTCGATTCCCCCTCTCCTGCACCATTTTTCGATAGTTTCTGCAGGTATTTGATAAGTCTCTATTAAGTTATTCAGTTTTTCGTATGGCTCCTCTGCCTGCTCAAGGATTATTTCTTCCTTAGCCAGAAAATCATCTAACTTTGCGTTTGCGGTTAATTTTGGAGCAGTAGCGTCTTTAGCCGCTGCTATATCCTCAATTTCCTCTACCATGTGCATTCCGTTAATCACTTCAGGTACATGCGTCCTGATTAATAGCGTAGCTGCTCTATAGCGTAGCATTAACTTAGGCAGAGATTTATATTTAGGGTTCGTTGTCCAATTATCCGCAATAGCTTCTTTCATTCCTACGCAATAAGAGATTTCTTCATTATTTGATTTAAGCGTCGCATATGCAGTAACCTCTAAGCTATCACCCTCTCCTGTAATCTTGTATCTAATGCTGCCGGCAAACAAACCGCTACTATTTGCCAAGGCAATTGCAAAGCTGCTATTCATTCCTAGTTTTCCTTTTAAAACAAACGTGTTTTGCATCACCATCATTGGGTCTAGATTCATCCGGTACGCCGTTTGAATAGCTATAAACACATTTTCCGGTTTACCCCTATAATGGGCAGGGATGATATCTGATTTTGATATGAACTCGCTAAATTTATAAGCTTTCTCCATGATCTCGAACATATCTTGCGATACCATTGTGCCTATAGTACTGACCGGCTGATTTTTTACTAATTCACTCATGACTTACCTCTTACTTAAATTATTTAATTGCATTCCATTTACTTTTATATTGATACCGCCGCCTCTAATGGTCAGTATTTTCTCTTCATTTATCCAGAGTTCCGGCTCACGCTCCAAGTACAAGCCAAAAAAATAACTTATCGGTACCTTCAAGGCTTGTGCAAGATAGAATAAATTACCGCTTGAAATCCTGTTTTTAGCTGCCTCGTACTTCCGTATTTGCTGTATAGTAACATTCAAAGCAATAGCTAACTCTTTTGGAGTAACGCCAAGCTCTATCCTTCTCTTCCTTAAATTTTGCGCTACCAGTAAATCAATACTATTTGCTCTACTTTTTATTTGTTTTAACAACTCCATTTTATCCTCATTTGACTAAAAATGTCCTGCCCGCTTCTTTCTCGGTCAAATATTGCAGGTAAACGCCCCTGTGCTCTTCTTGGAGCCTCTGAAGATCCAGAATCTGCCTTGCCTTGCCGCTTTTCCAAGTAGCAAGTACTTCCCCCTGCCGGTTTACTAAAACGTCATTATCGCCAATATGGGTTTTAATTTTTGTCTCCAAAATTGCTTTGCTCTCCGCCAGAATCTTTTCCTGCATTTTGATGGCCTTTAGTTTTTCAATATCACACGCAATTCCTTCATCTGCTTCTATTGCGTTACCGTTTGACTTTGGATATAGCTTTAAAACGTCTCTCACATTGCTAGCCTCAGGAGCTGTCCCTTTTAAAACGTAATTATTCCAGAAAGCACAGGCGGCACGTATCAGCTTATCCTCAAATGCCCTGTTTTTAACATAAGTATAAATTTTGAAACCTTGCCCACCGATAAGCACGGCAATATCTACTTTCTGAACGTTACAGATTGCCGCGTAATATGCTACTTGGCATAAATATAATTCCGGTATCTCATCACTGCCCTCCTCTCCCCATTCCTTGCTTTTAAGAAAATGCACGGTCTTGCATTCCAACACATGACCCCTGCCCCCTACCCACCTGTCAATATTCGCTCCTAAAAAACTATGCTCAGGGTGGCGTATTAAGCCGGCCGGTTTCTCTATCTCTAAACCGGTGCGGTTTGAGTATTCTTTTGCTACAAGATCCTCAAACATAATGCCCCAATAAGCAGCTTCGCTAACAGAGTCAACTACCCTGTCAGTCGTTTTATCCAGAAAAATATCTAAAGGTGTTTTGTATGGACTGAGCCCTAAAATACAGCCTATGTCACTTCCGCCTATATAGGTTTTTCTCTCTTTCAACCAGTCCATTCTTTCAAGGTTTGTCATAACTCTACCCTCACAAAATAATATTTATGTTAAAGTGCTATAGAAGCGTAATAATCCCTGCGTAACTCACGATAATCGTTTTTTAAGTCACGTTCAGGGTCACTGGCTGCTATTTCCAGCTCTTCCTTAAGCTCAGCGATATCGTAATTACTCTCATCCCAATCTACGGCAAGTTCTGCCGCTCTTTTAAGCAGGTGCTCGTATTCGGTGATCTTATCCATTAGATCCAGAAAATCGATGTCGTCGCTATCAAAAGGAATATTGTATCTGACGGCTTTGGCTAAGGTTTGACGTCCAGATTCGGAGTTTATCTGCTTTTCGTAGGCTCTTTTAGAAACTCTGGAAAGCAGCTCGCTTAAGTCTGGAATTGATGTGTCGTGGTCTCTCTTATAAGAGACCGGTAAATCTCTATGAAATAGAGGTACTGTCGATATATTGGTCATTGTGTCATTGCAAGGATTTGCAACCATTGTAACACAATTCCTGTTATTTGGTTTCCGGGAGCTAAAACTTTCTGATAATTTTTTTTGCGCAAGCGCTGGACTTTGGAAGGCCAATGGGTAGGATTTCATAAGAACCTCATAATTTGTTTATGAGGTTAGTGTAATACAAGTAAACTTATGAGTCAACTATTATTATAACTTTTAGTAAACTTTTTTAGGTAAAAACTGTTGCTTTTTTGTGTAAAAATCTAACACTTGTTGGAATGCTGAGGGATTTAGTTTTATGTAACCTACTTTTTCTTGTGGTACTTTTTCTCTGGAAATAAAATTCAATTGCTCCAGCTTAATCAAGCTTTTATATATAATTGTTTTGCTATAACCAGACATCTTTGCTATTGATGAAATGGCAACGTTGGCAGTGTCTCCGTCAGCAAATTCTGTTATTATTACTAACAGAGCCTTTTGACTTTTAGTAAATTTATCAAATTCTTTTATTGCTTTTGACAACAACTCTTTATCTTTCATGTTATTAACTATTTAAAGAAATTATAAACTAATTATATAAAAATTTGTAAAAAAGTCAATGAATAGCTTGCCTGTATACATAAGCTATTTAGGTCTACGTGTGGGATTTATAATTATTTTATTGATACATAAAAAACAAAAGGTTGCATTTTACTACTTTTTATAGTATAATGTATAATTATCATTTAACAAGAGATTACTATGTCAGCAGTAGTTAAATTATCAGACAAGTTAATGGAGCAAGCAAAACGTCATGCCACTATTTGCAATAGATCAGTCCCTAAGCAAATTGAATACTGGTCGCAGATTGGAAAAATAGTTGAAGACAACCCAGATTTACCTTATAGCTTTATTAAAGACATATTATTTGCTTTAGATGAGGTTTCCCATGGAGAAGTTGAAGATTATTCATTCAATAGTAAATAGATCGTGCGTATCCTTCAAACTACTACCTTCAAAAAAGCAGTGAAAAAATTACATGTTAATCAAAAAACTTGTTTAGATAATGCTATTCATGTTCTTTTATCTGATCCTCTGACTGGAGTTGGAAAAATTGGCGATCTAACTAGTATTCGTGTTTATAAATTTCGTATGGTAGACCAGACTGTTCTCCTAGCGTATAAATATGATAAACAAGAATCATCTATAACTCTTCTAGCTCTAGGTTCTCATGAAAATTTTTATCGAGATCTTAAAAATCAACTTTAAAAACTATTCTTACCTGCACCTAAGGATTTAATTTTAAAAAATGATTCTATCAAAATTACTATTTCTTTAAGTAAGAATAGCATTGATTTTTTTAAGTCCCAAGCTTCTAAATATCATACCCCTTATCAAAAAATAATAAAAACAGTGTTAGATAAATACGCTGACCACTATAAGGATCGTAAAAAGGCTTAGAACAGTTACTACCCCCTTATTCTCAAAAACTAAGACTCATAACGCTTGAAACTCCAACTTCAGGCGTTTTTTTATCGCCTTATAAGAACTATACTATAGGAAAGAAATAAAGAAATAGAGAAGTCAATACTATATTATATAATTATTATACAATGACTATATAGTTATTATATAATAATTATATAACTGTTATATAGTTAAAACAAATAACGCATATAGCGTAACAATGACAAATTTAGTACGTTAAATAACCTATCTTGCTATTAAACCAAAAAATATACTACCTTGAAAATATTGTTATTTGAATAGTTATGAAAAAAGTTATTTTTAGACCCTCATGGTTGGACAGGCGTTTTTTTATTGCCTTATAAAAATAATATTATAGAAGGAAAATAAAGAAGTCAATATAATAAATATTATATTTATTGTAAATACATATAATATGATATTTACTCTACGTAATTATTGTATTACAAGTATTATAAATACGTGCTATACGTATCATATTATATGTATTCTATTACATTATAGTTATTAGGCTATTGTAAATAGAGGTATTATGTATTTTATTAACAATACTATACATAAATAGTTTACTTATCATATGTTATGTATGTACTAGACAATAAATATAAATTACTGTATTTATAACCCTGTATCTATAAACCAAACTATATTAATTATGATTGTTTTGATAGGCGGAGAAAAAGGAGGAGCAGGAAAGTCCACTATAGCATGTAATCTTGCGGTATTCCTTGCATGCCAAGAAAAAGACATCTTATTATTAGATGCCGATCCTCAAAAAACCAGCTCTACATGGACTTACCGAAGAAATTTATTACCAGAACAAAATTTACCTAAAATACATAGCGCAGAGAAAACAGGTGATATCTACGACACTGTGATGGATTTTTCTAAGAGATATAAATTTATAATTATAGATTCTGGAGGTAGAGATTCTAAGGAGCTACGTTCCGCATTAATTGCTTGTGACGTATTCTACACTCCTATCAAGCCCAGCCAAATTGATATAGATACTTTGGGAAAAATGAATGAACTTGTAGAACACGCTAGTGCTTTAAATAAAAAATTAAAATCAGTTGCATTAATTACTCATTCCCCAACTAATCCAAATATGGATGATAAAAAGGAAACTGAGGAAATCTTAAAAAAATTGCCAAATTTTGCTAGCTCAAATATAGCTATTACTTATCGTTCTTCTTATTGGCGTACAATGGGTCGAGGCTTATCTGTTCTAGAATACTCAGATGATAAAGCAAAAAACGAAATCTTATCCTTAGGCGCGGAGGTATTTGAATTATGAGCAACAAAAAATCCAATAAACTTGAACCTCCGTTTAGAATCACTAAAGACCTTTTTATAAATACTCCTGAAGAAACAGTACCATCAAAGGAAAAAAAAATAAAAAGCAGAGCTCAAGCTGTTACTTTCACTTTATATAATCTAGATATAGATATCCTAGAACAGCAACTTGATAGAGCGACTTCTCTCAACAAGCGTAACAAAAATAAGTCAGTAATAATAAGAATGGCTTTAAAAGCTTTAGAAAACTGTTCAGACGAAGAGTATTCTAATCTTTATGATGAATTTTAACAGAGACTTGCATATTATGTTAAAAACTTTTCAGTTAAGGGTAGCTAGGTCTGTTACTGGTATAGAGGTAAGGGAAGTAGCTCTGTATCTAGGCATAAGTCGTACAATTATTTCTCGCTGGGAAAAACAAGAACCTCTAGATGATATAAAGACTAGAAAAGTTTCACCTCAAACTCTTTTATTTTTTTTTAAACAACATAATATTTTATTCCCCAATGAGCAAACTGTTAAATTCGTTTCTCAATTACAGTCAGAAAAATCCAATCATTTAAGCAGGTTTCAGTTAAGAGCTTCGAGAGCTGCATTAGGATTAACTCAAGATGAACTAGCAAAACTAACTAGAATACCTAAATCTGTCATTAATTATTTAGAAACACAAAGTAATGAAACATTACTTAATACCACAAACAAAGATATAGACGATCTAATATTTAAAGACTTCTTTCAAACAAAAGGATTGTTATTTCCAGATAATTTTACTATCAGCCTCATAAAATCAGACACAAAACTAAACTAATAATCTTATCTTTTATAATATAAAAAACAAAAAGTTTGTGAAAATATGTTGACTATGATATACAAACTTGTGTAATGTAGCTTATATCGGAGTAATTTAAACAAAAAAAGAGGTGCCAAAGCCTTAAAACAATGACACCACCGAAAAAAACGAAAGATATTTTTAACTAAGAATTCTGTTTTGCCGACTAGATTTCTTGTAACCATGATTCTATACTTTTTTTCGGTGATTTCAAGTGTTTTAAGGTTTTAGCCTCATAAAATGAGGATAAAATGACTATTTATACGCATAAACCACCTTGCGACTCAACCAAGTGTAGCAATACTGCAACAGACTTACTCACATCAGATAATAAATACTTAAAACCACTACCCAACTTGAGATTTAAGAGCCAGTTAAATAAGGTTATTGTCAAAAAAAACAACTCCCCTGACCATTTAGCGATCAATATATACTGGGATACTTTATGCCATTTATATAAGCGAGGAAGGCGCACAGCTAGAACCAACGGCTTATACCTGAATTACGGGGAATTAAGTGAAACACACGGGGTTCCTCTGGAAACCATAAGGAAGAAGTTCGTTAAACTTGAGCAACTAGGATTAATCAACAGGAGTTTTCAACACGGAAACACACTAAATAAAGGATCCTCATACAATCAACTTATTATTTATGTATGGAAAAGCACTCCTCATTTCTTTACTCCCTTTGGCAGCGATAAAGAAGAAATCACAAATCTAAATCCTTACACCGGTCACGATTACATAACCAAAAAATATGATCTTACCTTCGACTGCATGAATTCACAAAAAAAAGCACCTCTAAACGATGGGGGGAATAATGCGTGATACATCTAATGCATCGAACTTACAGATTACTAGCTGTTCGAATTATAAACCTTGTGCAGGTATATATGACAAGTCACGAATTATAGATTTTGACCAACATAGAAAAAACAAAGAACGATTTCGTAATAACAAACTGCATTGGGAACAAATACCAAGAGCTAATAATCCCGGTAAACCTCTTCAAGAAAAAGCTGTTAATATACTAGCTACAGCTGTACATAAATTGCGCAAAATGGAAATAATCACACTTAATCATAATTACTTGAGCAGAATAACAAAATGCGCAAAAGATCAGAACGTCAATCTGCTAAAACAATTATCTGATGTATTGGACATCTCTTTTCATGCAAAAACTACTATTAACAACAAAATATATCGCAATTGCTATGTAATTAAACACACGCAAAAAGGTCGTGATGTAATCGAAAACCCCAAAGTACTTTTAGCACAAAAACACTTTGTGGGTAACAAAGCTGTAATCCCTGTTGAAGAGCTATCTGCAGAGGGCAATAAAGACACTTCATGCGCCGAATTTTTTCCGCCCTTCTCTATATATAAGGAAGAAGTATTAGAAAATAATAGATCTATGAAATCTAATTTTTTACAAAATTCTTTTTTTAAGAAAGAGGAGGGCAGGGAACAAGTTAAACATCACTTTACTCCCACTCCTCCACAACTTAAAGCTCCAGATCTACAACTAAAAGATTTTTATCCTTTATCTAAATCAGATGCAGACTATTTACAAGTCAAGTCGGGCAGGGCGTTTTCGTTAAATGCAATGAATGAGATATTGCTTAGTATGTCAAAAAGAGTAAGTGATCGCTGGTTTAAGAGCAAGAAAGGCTTTTTAAGTTATATGGGCATTGTCTTTAAGCATGAAATGCGAGACGCATGCAAAATCAGTAATGAAAGCTTTAAAATCAGAAGCAATCAAACAACTGAAGAGATTACAATACAAAAACAGGAAGAGTTTCTAAGCCAAATTGAATATAGTTTGCAAGTTTCTCAGGAGTGGCATTTGAGGAAAAAGCTGTGCGCGGTATTTGAGCGAGAAAAGGCTTACAACCTGCTAAGTAGTTATAAACATTGCCGTCTAGAGGGTGATATATTTGAAATGCATCTCACTAGGCATGTGGAACTAACTAGTCTGGACAGGGATATCATCTTAAACCAAGTGAAAGCTACACATGAAAGCGATGATCTTGTTACCGGTAAATCTGTAAGGGTATCAGGCTTAAAAATCCTCATGTCGGCACCGTCTGCTAAAGCTGGCTCAATTCAAGCAGTAGGGCAGGGTGTTGTGCTTCCAGCCGGTATCTGGGGCAGTATCAGGCAGGCATTAATTGATTACCATGGAAAAGTAGGGGAAGCATTAGATAGATCATGGTTTAGCAAGCTGGAGGCCGAAGTGGACGAGCAGAAGAAAACGGTAAAACTAAAAGCCCCGACGGAATTCATCAAAGACTGGATTAACCGAAATTATTTGGGGGTGATTGAGAAAATAACCTATGATAACCAATACAAGATGTTTTTTTGTTAAATAAGTTGTTGCGTACTTAAATAAGTACAGGTAGAATATAAGCTATATAAAAAATATTGATAGAATAATTATGAATACTTTAAATTACTCCTCCTTAAGAAATAATTTAGCTTCTGTTTTAGATAAGGTAAATGATGATCATGCTCCTGTAATAATTACTAGACAAAATGGCAAAGCAGCCGTGATTATCTCATTAGAAGACTTTAAGTCATATGAGGAAACGGCATATTTGATGGCAAGCCCTAAAAACGCTCAACGTTTACATGCGGCTATTTTAGAAGTTGAGGCCGGTAAGACTGTAAAGCATGATTTAATAGAAAAATGATAATATCTTGGGCGGAAAAAGCGTGGGAAGATTATTTATACTGGCAAAGCACTGATAAAAAAACGTTGCAACGTATTAATATATTAATTAAAGATGTAAAGAGACATCCATTTACCGGTATAGGAGATCCAGAACCCTTGAAACATAATTGGACTGGTTATTGGTCACGCCGAATTGATCGAGAACATCGGCTTGTATACAAATATAAAGAAGAAATAATAACTATAGTTCAATGTCGTTATCATTATTGATTGTATAGCCCCCATTATGGCAGAAGTGGCCAATTTAAAACCGCTGCTTAATTTGCCTTAAAATTAGGCAAGTAAGATTTTTGTTGGCTGTGCTTTGATTGGTAACGTTAATTCACAGGATTATCCACAAAAAACGTGAATTGTTTTGCGAAAGAAATTAGAGTTTATTTTTGAGCTTAAGGATTTCGTCGGTAGATAATCCTGTAAAGGCAGCAATAAATTTAGTATCAGCTTTTTGCTTTAGCATATCAATTGCTGTCTTTCGTAATTTAGCTTGATGACTAGAAGATGCTTTGATATTCATTTCAACTTCTTTAATTTGCTCTTTTGTTAGTCTACTAGACTTAACAATAGCTTCAATGGACAACCCGGCTGGCTGATATTTCAATAAGCAATGTATAAAGATTTGTTTGTTATCTGTAGTAACTGCAGAATAGACGATATCACTCAACTTTTTCTGAAGCGAATCTTTAACATAGGACTGCTCCTCAATTTGTAAAGTTGATAGGTTAATAAATTCCTTAGATTCTTCTGGTAGGAGGTACTTAGCTAAAAATTCTCCTGCAATGTCTGGATCCTCCATGCCCTTACTAATGAGTACATCGTGAGGGGTATTTTTTTTAAACTTTTTAGTTGTGGTTTTTTGAGAACTATTCATGTGGCATCTTTAAGTAAATATGGTGCTTATAGAGTAAGCACTTGTTTAAAACTGATTATACTAATCGTTTTTTACTTTTTCTATCATTTCTTTTTATGAAAAATACTGATTGATATCTGTGTCGGCTTAAGCTATTGATTTGGGCTTACGCCCGTTTAAATGGGATTTAATTTGTAAAAATGATAAGAATCCTGATACTATTTCAAATGCCGATGTAATATTATTTTTGCCGGATGAATCCTTACGTACCATAGCGACTACATCAATAACCGTCGTAAAAGCCCCTTCATCCCCTTTATTTGTGCTATTGAGCTCAATGCGCAAGATAGCATGTGGGTCAATAGCAGCGGCTGATGCTTTGATGAGCTCTATAATATTATTGATTGTGCGGGTAAAAAGTTCAGCGTCAATACTATTCCCACCTTCAAATTTGATTTTCAATGTGTCGATACTTTCCTGAAATTCAGAGGCATTCATATTTTTAATAATTCTTGTTAACAAGGCTTATAATAGAGTCTTTATTTTCTAAAAAAGTTTTAGGGCATTTTTCAGCCACGTATAACAGGGCGCAGGCAGGGCTAGAAGGGTATTTATAGCCGCCTTCCCAGCTTCTATAAGTATTATATTTTACCCTTAAAAGGTCAGAAAAAGCTACCTGAGTAAGGCCGTAAAGCTTTCTAATCGCTTTAATTCTTTTTGGTGTCATTATTTCGAGTTTCAGCAGGTCACTTGTAAGCAAATAGGGATTTTCAGGCATAATAATGTCTTAAAGATTTTTTATTTTATACGGCTGCGACTTAGTCGCATCATACTATCATGCTCCTGCTAAGGATTCCAGAATATTTTCGCGATAGAAATAAATATTTGAGCAGGGTGTGTGTGTCACAAGACTTTCTAACGCAGGCTTGGTGTAAATTGCCAAGATAAATGTAATAACCAGATGTTCTAATCTGATTTTCTTCTTCAAAAGAATTTGCCGTATAAAATATATAACTAAAAATGTCAGGGTCTTTATGAACAATAACATCAATCATCATTACACTCCTCTTGCAATGGGGTAGTGGCTAATAATATTATACCCCCTAGTACCTCTATAAACGCAGCCGCGGGTATATCTTCCAAAAAGAGTAGTCTGGTTAAAATAATGAGAATAAAAATATTACGTAAGTTGCTTACAATCTGTAATGTTATTCTTAATGCTTTAATAAGCCCCTTGTTTTTCATATTCCCCCTGATAAATAGTGTATTCCTGTTTAAATAAATAAAGTTCATTCAGCCAGTTATTGAGGTATGGGCATGTCTGTCCTCTGCAAACCTCTACCAGCTCGTTTGCTACCTCCTCGCCCGCAATGGGCATATCCGGTAAATCCTGAATTCCTGAAACGCTGTTATAGCTCTCCGTCCTGCATCCGCTTAATGTTACCTGTAAGATCAGTAGCCTTAGTATTTTTAACAATCGCCAGCTCCTTTTTTAGTATTTTGATAGTTTGAATATGTTCTTTTACGGTTTTGTTCAGTGTTTTGTTTTTTTCATGTAAAAAGCGATTCCTTTGCAGGAGGAAAAAAACAAAAGGGCTCTGATCAGCAAAGAACAGGCTGCTTATCTTACCTGTTAGAAGTTTAATCATTACGCGCGTTCCCATAGTTTCAATTCTGCCTGCCTTCTTCTGTACAGGCCACCGGAAAATTTGCCGTTAACATTTACTACTCCCTTTTCTTTGCTAAAGAACTCCGTGGCCGCAAGTCCAAATTTACCTTGATTTAACAGTAGTAACCCTTTTGATTTACCAAAATTAGTACATCCCCAATTATATACTAAGCTGCATATGGCGTCATATTGACCTTGTTTTAGCGTCACTTTGACCCTTTGGTTGATATAGGAGCAAAAGATGATCAGATCATGTGTAAGTAACTTTGTTGCCTCTTCCATGTTTATTGTTTTATGAGGGTCGCCCGATAATAATTTATGACCGTAGCCGATAGTTAAATGCCCACCGAGGCAAACATAGGGAGTAGATTTAAACCCCTCATAGGCTTTAATTAAATCAACTGCTTCTTGGCTAAATTGCATACTCTATACTTCAGTTATTTTAATAGGGTAGGTGGCTTCTACTATCTTCTTCTTGGTTATATATACCGGGGTTCTTACGCCTTTGACATCTTCTATGGTGACGCTCCCATTGCTCCAGAACACAACAAAGTCACAAACATATTTAACATTACCCTTAAGGTGGAATGGTACTTGCCTCAAGAAAAAGGCAATTTCTCCTGAAGTCTGCAACTGCTTTAGTTGTTTGTAACGATTGCACTCTTTTTTTGATGCAAACTTAATACCATCATACTCAAGGCGGATAGCGTTAAACTTGTGCCTTATTCTCATTTAATTACTATTTTTGGCAATGACTGGCTTACTTGTTTCTCATCCAGTTCTCTAAGATGGAAATCAATAGAGCCTTTAATCTGCTCTTTAATGGAGGCTTTTAGCTCAATACTCAGAGCTAGTAATCGCATTTCCAGCTCTGAAAGCTCGGACTTAATACGAAAAAAAAGATATATCGCCGGTAATAACATAAGTAGCGAGCTGCCAAAAAGGCAGCTGCTCAGGAAAGTAAAAATCATGATTTTGTTGCAAGGATTTATTAAAATTTATTATAGCAAATTACCTGATTCCTTGCAATGGTAGGGCTTAATTATTATGTCAACTCAACCTAATCCCCTTAATTGTGCTAATCTCCTTAATTGTGCTTCTATTCGATTTATATCATTTTGATACATTGTAGCAATTTGTATTCTTGCTGTAGGATTATCGCTAGCTGTCCCTATTCTAGAGTTTACAATAGCCAAGTTAGCCTGAACCTTTGCTAATTCTCTTAGTAGATTATCACGTATATCGTTGACTGGTCTAGTAGGTTGTGTCGGCTGTTGAGCCCTAACCTGAGTTTGCCTTTGAGCCTCTGCCGCTGCTGCTTGCTGTGCCCTTATCTGTGCTTGTCTCTGCGCTTCCGCTTGTGCTGCTACTGCCTGTTGCGCTCTTATTTGAGCTTGTCTCTGAGCTTCGGCAGCTGCAGCGGCTTGCCTTTCACGTTCTACTCTCTCAGCTTCCAGTTTCGCTAAACGTTGTCTTTCAAGCTCCGCCAGTCTCTCTCGCTCTAACCTTTGTCTCTCAAGCTCTGCCAGCCTTTCTCTCTCTTTCGCCGTGGATGATTTAATTAAAAAAAAAATTTACCGTCATATACGGCAAAAACTGTCTGACCTTTTTTAAAGTTAAGTTGAGGCTCATTACTTCCTCCCTCTTTTAAGTCTATTAATCCAAGCCCGTCAACATTCACTCTAACTATTCCTTTGGTGTCAATAGGGCAGGTAAATAATATGCTCATCCCCTTATAATACTCCTGTTTGCGCAGGCCATAAGCAGTTTGCAAGGTTAAAACAGTGAACTGATTACTAGGAGCTATTTCTGATGCAGTCACTACGTAATCATTAGTATAGACATTAGCGGTATCTTTTAGATCATTAACCTGCCGAAAATGCTCCCCGATCATTACCGCTTCGATGTAATCACCTTCTGCCAAAGCGACGCTCGCATCACCGGCGTAGCGGTGCAGCTTCTTATAACTCAAGTCGCCGATCTTTATTTGTACCGCGTCGCTTGACTTGATAGGTGAGACAAAAGATATTTTCATCCCGTTATAGTATTTGTATACGGGAGCGTTATTCGCCGCCTTTAAGATTATTCTGTTTTCCTGCTCTTCTTCAGCAAGCGCGATATACCCGTCTATTGCGGCGCTTCCTATACTTTCCACGAAATCAGCATAAGTGATCTTTCTGTCTACCCCCATGCTTGATTTTCTAACCAAAAGCAAATCACCCTCGCTAAATGAATCACTGCTTGCTAAATCTATTATTTGTTTTCCTGCCATTTAAATATTTCCCGTAATGTTAATTTTTTTCCAGTTTTTGCCGTCACTAAAAGCAAGAGTTCCACCGTCGATATTACTGACAAAAACTATTTGCGCTTTGCAACTTGCCGCATCCGGTAGAGTTGCTTTTGAGTATATTTTCGGCCTGTTCAGGTGATGATCAAAATGCATTATCCAGTCATTGATAGTCCTGAATAACCAGTTAAACCACTGACGCGGCGGCACTTCGTTTAAATCCCAGCCGATGTCTTTTTTTTGTTCCGGAGGTTCATATATATTATATTCCCCGTTAATCTCATTCTTAATGCTGCTGCTTGCCCACCGTGGGTATTTATTCGGTTTTTCCGATTTAGCCATTTTCTATTACCTCAGCTAATTTACTTCCGCCGTTAATTTTAAAATCTTCAAGCGACGGTATTAATTCAAGCGGGATGCCGTCTTCTACAAAATAAACATCTCCTTCTCCTATGCTAAAGGCGGCTTTAGCGACTATGATCTCGGCAAAACCCATATATCCTTTAGGGAATAATTGGGTATCCGCTACAACATCAAAGCTTTTAGCCCCATCATCTGTGCTTATTTCCGCGTCCGATGCATCATCTCCTAAGTTTATTTGAGTTTCTAAAGCTACAATTTCACCGCTGCACTCAGCAAAGATAAATGGGTCGTCTTCAGGACTATAAGTAACGACAAAATTGCTAACACCTGCCGGGATAATCGATTTAATTAAGCTTCTGGAGCTAGAATTTATATTGTTTCCTTGCATAAAAACAGAGAAGCAGGCAGGGTATATTTCAGTGTAGCTAAGCCGCCGTGGATTATAAGTAAACTTTAAAGTATTGATTATATCTTCAGGAGTAGCGCCTGCGTTATTAACCATAATTCGAGCCAATATAGCTAGCCTGTACTTATCATCCTCTAAATGGTTTCTGGATTCTCCTACCAAGGTACCGATACGATCCAAATAATGTCTTGAAGCCTCTTGCAATGAATAATTTCTGTAAATTTCATATAGTTTATTTTCTATATCTTGCAAAGGCCGGATGATAGCTGTAAGTAACCCTTCAATATTTGGTCTATCTTTGTATTGCTGGGGCAAATATCCCTTGGCTGTACTCAAATAGTCTTTTACATGAGATAAGTAATGTTTCGGCATTTAAAAATCCTTTAAAACTAATTCTATTTTTAGAGAATCGGTAAGCGCAACCTCAGCCGCTTTAATTACTACATCTGCTTCATTTAAATTAGGTAAACTTGTTTCTTCAGCTGAGCTACCCAGCTCAATATATGCATTAGCTATGCCTTGCTCAGAAAAAATAGAAAGATAGAGAGATTTTAAAATAACATTAGACCCAACACCCAGGTTATTAATTTGACTTACTAACTTACTTTTAATAGAAGTTATCGCTCCATCCTTAAAATCTTTAGTTTTGGTGATAGTTATTCTGCCATATATAAAACGTATAGTCGGTCTTGAGAAATTTACTACTTGTGTTTTATTTTCACTGTCCGGGATAGCAACACTAATCTTTCCATGGGTTTTTATTCCTGCCGGTTTCTTTTGCCACAAAATATGAGCTATGTCTAAATCCTCTCCGCCGGTAATTAATGCTTCAAAAGAATGAGGGGGCAATCCGGTTTCGCTTACCCCGGTAGTCGTATTTTCTGAAATACTAACGGCGCTGACTGTGTTTAAATTAAGCAGACTAGCTCTGATCGCCTCTATAGTTCCGCTACCTCCCAGCTTAATAGATTGCGCGCGCCTTGCTCTTAAAGCAGGATCCGATTCCCGGTTATTGCCAATTTTAGCAGCCAGAGCATTATTACAGGCAATCCATCCCGATATTGGCGTGTGGATGTTATTTAAGGAATTTTTAGGAGCGGCAATAGCCCCTTTCAGAGTAGCTACCATCAAGGCATTATTAGTGCATTCTAATATAATCATTCCTTCAGAGACAAAGCATGAAAACACATTTTTTAAATCAGCTCCTTTCAAGATTATTTCCGACCCGTTACAACTAGCAAGAATGTCAAGTTCCGCTTCATTTACAAGAGAAACTAAGTTGGACACGATATCTTCTATTGTTTCCCCCTTAGCTTTTACAAACTTAAATAGTTGCTTATTAATAGTGAGCTCATAGCTAGGGTAACTATTATTTTTAACCTCTATTTTTATGCTGTAGCAATTTTCATTAGTAACTATCACGTCGTTGCTAAGAGCAAAATAATTTCGGGTATTTTTAACAACCGCAATGCTATTTTTGGGTATTTTGGTATAGGGGACGGCCGTTAACTGACAAGTCACCTTTGAGTATGTAGAATTAGACCTTACAATACCGTTTAAAGCACAAATACCGTCCAAGCTATAACCTTCAGCGGTATAAGGGTACGCGGAATTGTACACCGCCGCTATCTGCTCCCAAAGATTAGCTTCACGTTCGGCAAAAATACCAACAATAGTCGCAAAAATAGACGGAGCTAGCAGATTAATTTCTCCAAGCGTATTGACCAAGCTCTCTTCAATCTCAGCTTTGATTTCCGAAAACTGCTTATGTCCTAATCCATCGGCTAAAGTCATGTTAAATCTCAATTTCCAATAAATTATTAAATTCATCCAGAACGTTAAAGCGAACCTTTAAAACCCTATTATTATCAAGCTTAATGTCCAAGTTTAATAATTCTCGCACCCCTTCAACCTTTTTAATACAATTCACTAAAATTGCCTTAATTGCTTCTATACTGTTTTTTTCTCCTAATATCTCTTCATAATAGGGAATGCCTAGATCAACGCTTAGAAACCATTCACCTTTAAACAATAACAGAGCCTGCTTAATCCGTTGCCTGACTATTTCCGTATCATCAGTTAATTGCAAATCAAACCCATCGATTACTAAATCGTGGTCTTCAGACAATTTTAAGTCTCTCATTCTATACCCCTACCCCTGTTACGGATGGAGTTACAATTGTCGGATTACTTCCGTTTTGCGCCTCTTGATAGCTATGTTTATGAGTTGCCAAATTCACTCCTGAACTGGTCTTAACAATACTACCTTCAAGCGTGGCATCACATTTGACATTACCTTTTAAGGATGAACTCCCCGTTACCTCTATATTATTCTCCAGTTTTGCGTTACCTTTTAATAAGGAGCTACCTGTTACCTCAATATCGCCTTCAATTTTCATGTTGCCTTTTTGGGTAAAATTAGGTGTTTCAGTGTTAATCCGGCCGGTAGCATTAACTTTAGCATTAGTACAATTAACAAGGATGTTTTCTGCTTTAATAGTTATTTCTTTACTACTGTGAATATCAATTTTACCGTCCGGTTTTAATGCTATTTCAGTGCCGGCATAAGTGAGTAATACATCCGTATTATTTTTTGCCGGGCTTGGCTTACTAAATGGATTCAGACCCATAATTGCCACGGCGTCATTTAAACTATGCCGGCGCCTGCTATTAGGTTTTTTGGAGTCGGTACCTATTAGCCAATTACTGATATCACGATCCAAAAAAAATACTAAACAGCTATCGCCCCGCAAGACCGGCATGGTAAAAGACGCCCTGCCTGATCTTGGGAAAATGATAGGTACATCAGTGATCACGGGATAATCAATAGAGCTGCTATCATCAAGGAGCTCGTGCATGTCTATCTTGACACTGGCTTTTTGCGCCTTGAAATCATACTCCTCGATAACCCCCGGCATTGATACCCTAAGCGACGAAGATATTTTGCTCATTAACCCTTTGATTATTTCCGCGCTCAAATTTGCTGTACCTCCATATCGCTATACCAATCATTACCTCTGGTATCTCCGGTATGGGATATTTTCAATATTTGATACCGCCCGGAAAGATCGCTACTTTTTAGCGCTATCACATCATGAACTTGCAATTGAGGTTGCAGAAGAGCCTGAATTGAATAAATATTTTGCGGCAACGGCTCCGGTGATTTCGCCAGTTTGCGCGATATCTTCTTCACGGTTTCAGGGTTTAGTATTAAGCCGGTGCTTGGACTAAGGAGCATAATCTCATTAGCGCTTACTTGTTCATCACCTCTAAGTATGATAATGCCGTTTTGCATTGACCATTTAAATTTAAAATTCAATGCCAGTTCATCCAAGACAGTATCGGGCGCGCCGATTGCAGCATAGCCATTCTGTACCGAAGCACCCTTATTAACTCCTATTGTTTTAAAAGTCAGGCCGGTTTTTGCCGCGAAATCGTTTAGGATTTCAGCCAGCTGTACCGTACCTTTAAAACTAATAGAAACAGAGTTTGTTTTTATCTGCTTTTGCCCTTCGGCTATATATATTTGGGTTACGGTTTCAGTCTTGCTGCGGTTAGTCGTAACATTTGAAATGTCGCCCTGCCCTAGTTCAATTAAACCTTTATTATTTTGATAACCAGCATATAGCTTAATCAGGGAATCACCGGCCGTAATTAACCTGCGTGTAGCGGGACTTAAATTATGTATCTCTATCCTGCCGTTATTTTCTTGCGGATTACAGGACTTAATTACCTCAAATTTTATCCTGCTATCTTCTATGGTAATTTGGTTTGCATTTTCTATTACTACTTTGCAAACTCTATTAAAATATAACTGCATGAAGGCTTATTACTCCTCCCGTAAAATATGATATAGTTTGACTTCATAATTACACATATTTTCAAAACTTATTCTTTCTAAATTAGCGTTATCACTTGCAGGTAATAAAATGCAATCAGGTGTCTCATTACTATTTGACACGGCAAGTAGATCAACGTTCAAAACCAGCTGTACTCCCTGAATTATAACAGTTTGATCTTTGAGGATACTTATGTTCCAGCTCTGATTTCTATTATTCCAATCCGCTTTAAACCGGTAGTAAACATTTTTGCTTCCAAGAACAATGTTAGCATGCCAATGAGGCTCATTATACCAAGGGATATAATGTAGTTTTTCTGCTTTCATGTTTTTACTTAATCAGTGACCCAATTATAAATGTGCTTTAAGACAGAAGTGCCTTTATCAACCTCTTTCTTATCAACGTTTCCTTTATCACTAACAGGACAGGTCATTCTTGCTAAGGCACTATTTTTATTGCTTACGTTAAGAGTTGTTTCTACTCTTGAGAAGACTACTTGGACTAGATCAGCGTTAAAGCATAATTTTCCGCCTGTACCTGCGTTATTAGTAAAATTCAGGCTGCTTATTGCCATATCCTGAAATGTCTCGAGCTTAGTAACAACGCTGATTAACGACCTGTCATCGTATAAAGCTTTAAGAGCGATATACCCTTGCCGGCTTGGTTTATCGGTTAAATGAAAAGGCGATGCGGCTTTAATGTTGTTAATTAAGCTACCCAGCGTATTCTTCTGCAAAGGCGTTTCAAATAATCCCATTATTTTAATCGGCGTATCCGTAATATACCCTTCTATCTTAACCGTTAGGGGTTGCTTGAATATATGATCGCTAAGAGCCGTTTTATCCTCAATTGGATGTTCTGTGATGCTAGAGCTATATTGTATTACCTCACTTAATGTAGCGTCAATAACCACATCTCCTATACGGCTGTTGTTGCCACTAGTAACCAATGATTTTGCTCCGCGCAGCAGTGATGAGCCACGAAAAAGGGAACCGATAATTGAAGCCATTTAAAGAATTTTTTTGCAAGGATTTAATGTATATAGTGTAGCAGAAAGTAAGAACTTAAACAAGATTGAGGGGGCAGAAATGTTAAAGGCTTGAGGGGAACAAAAAGAAACTAAATTTGTGCCAATAGCTTAGAAATATCGTATAAGCTAATAGCCTCAACATTTTCATTAATCGGGTAGTTATCATTCCCTGAATATACAACAAAAGCTTTTTGAGGGTTTAATTCCTTTATAGCACTGTAAAAGCCTTTGCTTGGTTTTGGGTTTAATCCAAGTTTTATTTCTATAGCCCATAATCCTTTGTTTTTCGGTAACTCAAGAATTAAATCTATTTCTGCTCCAGCTCCGGTTCTATAAAAACTACTTCTGGTTCTAGGTGGTACTGCTAAGAGTATATTTTCTATTACAAATCCTTCAAAACTATTGCCAATAATTGGATTGCCTGATAAATCATCATAAGTTTCTATTCCAAGAAGGGCGTGTAGTATACCGCTATCTCTTATGTAAGTTTTGGGTGATTTTACCTGCCTTTTTCCAAGATTAGAGTGATAAGGTTGTAACCTTCTGACTAACAGTAAATCAACCAGTAAATCTAGATACTTGCTTATTGTAGGACTGCTTGTTGATAGACCTGCGGCTAATTTAGATGCGTTAAACATAGCTCCTTGATTATGGGCTAGCATTATCCAAAACCTTTCTAAAGTTTCAGATGGAATACGGGGGCCAAACTGGGGGATATCTCTTTCCAAATATGTTTGAATAAAATTTTGTCTAAAAATATAACTTTCTTCATCATTCTGTGCTAAGAAACTATTAGGAAAGCCCCCTCTTAACCATAGTTCCTTAAGCGTGTTAAGGTTATTATCAAGTTCTAATATAAATAGTGGTGACAACTCAATATATTCGATTCTACCGGCAAGCGTTTCGCTTGACTGTCGTAACAAATCTATGGAAGCTGACCCTAAAATTAGAAATTGTCCTACTTTACTGCCGCTTCTCCGCCTTTGGTCTATTATACCTCGAAGATCCTGAAACAATTCAGGTAGTCTGTGTATTTCATCAAAAATTACTAAGCGATCTTTATAATTTTCGAGATAAAGATCAGGATTTTCTAATTTTGCTCTATCCCTCCTGGACTCCAAATCCAAATATATTGATTGAAGTTCTTTACCTATTTCAAGTGCTAATGTAGTTTTGCCAACCTGCCTTGGACCGATAAGCCCTACTGCTGATTGCCTTGCCAAAGCACTTTTTATTTTATTGTATATTTCTCTTTGTATCATCATTGCATTTTAAAACATAAAATTTAAATATGCAATGTTATTCTCTGTTTAAATAGCCCCAATAGCGTTTAAAGTTTTCTCATTGTAAAACTCTAATTTAGCCTGCACCTGCTTTTGTACTTCCCTTGCGATAACTCTGCTCTGTTCCTCGCTAGTACCTTCGCATGGAACAATAATTTTATTGAGGATAATCTAATCACCATTCAGAAGTATCATCGAGTGTACCTATACAATGAATAAATATGTGATTAATAATATCCAGATGAATCTGCGGTGTAGCAGCAGAAAGATCAGGGTCTCTCTGCTCTTCTTGCTGCGCAATAAGTTCCCTCATAAGGAGATATTTTGGAGTTAATTCTTCTTTGGCATGTTTTATATGAAGATTTATTTTTAAATAATTTTCGATTTGATTATAGATTTTAGTCATTCCCTCGGTTTTGATCAAGTTCTGCCTAAGATCAAGCTGCGTCAGAGTATTATTGCTTTTTAGAGCTTCTCCAATAGCTATGCCTCCTTTTGCTCCTATCTGGTTACTTCCAAGATCAAGCCGCATTAGGGTATTATTGCTTTTTAGGGCTTCTCCAATAGCTACACCTCCTGCATCGCTTATATGGTTATGCCCAAGATCAAGCTGCGTCAGGGCACTATTGCTTTTTAGGGCTTCTCCAATAGCCGTACCTGCATCTCCTATCTGGTTACTCCCAAGATTAAGCTGCGTCAGGGCACTATTGCTTTTTAGGGCTTCTCCAATAGCTACACTTCCTTTTGCTCCTATCAGGTTATCCTCAAGATCAAGCTGCGTCAGGGCACTATTGCTTTTTAGGGCTTCCGCAATAGCTACGCCCCCTTCTGCTCCTATCTGGTTACTCCCAAGATTAAGCTGCGTCAGGGCACTATTGCTTTTTAGGGCTTCCGCAATAGCTACGCCCCCTTCTGCTCCTATCTGGTTACTCCCAAGATTAAGCTGCGTCAGGGTATTATTACTTTTTAGGGCTTCCGCAATAGCCGTACCTGCATCTCCTCCTATCTGGTTATGCCCAAGATTAAGCTGCGTCAGGGTATTATTACTTTTTAGGGCTTCCGCAATAGCTACGCCTCCTTCTGCTCCTATCTGGTTACCCCCAAGATCAAGCTGCGTTAGGGCACTATTGCTTTTTAGGGCTTCCGCAATAGCTACGCCTTCTTTTGCTCCTATCTGGTTATTCCCGAGATTAAGCTGCGTCAGGGCACTATTGCTTTTTAGGGCTTCCGCAATAGCTACGCCTCCTTTTGCTCCTATCTGGTTACTCCCAAGATTAAGCTGCGTCAGGGTATTATTGCTTTTTAGGGCTTCTCCAATAGCTACGCTTCCTTTTGCTCCTATCCAGTTACTCCCAAGATCAAGCTGCGTCAGGGTGTTGTTACTTTTTAAAGCTTCAGATAAAAGCAATACCTGTTTGTCAGTGAGTCTAGACTTACTGAGATCTAGCTTCTCCATTTCGGCTAATGCAGCTTTTAAGGTGGATATATCTTGCGACTTTAGTATTTGCAATATTTTATCTTTCATTTCTAAAGGGTGACTTTGTCGTTCTAACGTATTATTCACCTTTTGCCTTTTCGGATCAACCTGGCCTGATATACCTTCTCTTTGCCTTTTCATCTTAGCCTCCATTTATGCTTTTATTAAAATAAGTACTATTTATTAACATATCTCCGCTAATTTTTAGCCTTAAACCATAGATATGTTTAATATAGAAAAGGGGATTTTATTTTTCAACCATAATTTCAAACGCGATATTTGGATATCCGGTTTATTGGCAGGGATTTGTGTTTTGAACCGCAAGTAGGCATTATTGGGTAAATACTTCTAACGTAGCTGACAGGAGAATTGGTTAGTCTTCTTTTCAGGAAGCTTACGACTTTCTTAAGGGTTATTTATGTCAAATTTCTTGAACATACTACCTCTGTGGCAAAGGTAGCATACCAATCTACAGAAAATACCCGATAACTGAACCTCATTGGATGACTTCCTTAAATAGCCCCAATCGCATTTAAGGTCTTTTCATTGTGGAATTCCATCTCGGCCTGCACCTGTTTTTGTACTTCCATTGCGATAGCTCTGCTCTGTTCTTCGCTGGTACCTTTAGGGACATTGATACTAACGTTAAAGGTATTCTTATTGTTGCTATTAACGGTTTTTACGTTGTTATTTTCCGATCTGGAATTATGATAATTGGTAAGAGAAGATTGAGGGAATTTAAAGTGATCTTTCGCATATACAATATTTAACCCACCGGATTTTGTGCTGTTTGGAGCTATAGCGTTTTGTAGCATTTCATGGGGTTTTTGTATGCGATGGTTGGTAGTGCTTAAAGGGAATTTATGGGGATATTTCGACTGTGTAATGAACTCCCCGGATTCTTTACTGTTTAGACTTCCGGAATCCTGATTACCGCCTCCTGTAAAAAAATCTTTAACTTTGCCCACACCTCCAAGAGTAAAGTCAACCATATTGTCTTTAACTTTGACAAGCCATTGCCAAGTTTCTTTTAAAGTTTCAATAAAACTATCACCCATCTTTTTAAGACCGGCAAAACGGTTCATCAAACTGTCACCGCCTTTAGCGGTTACAATGAATTCATCGGCAACAAGTACCAACGCCGCAACAATTGCCATGATCGTTAAAGCAATCGGGTTAGTTAGTAGTGCTGCGGTAAGAACTCGCACAGCACCGACAAATACTTTTATCGCAGTCGCTCCTGCACTTAAAAACAAACCGAGTCGTACCAGCCAGGATAAAATACCAACCCCGATAATTCCGCTAAGTAAGGTGCCCCACCCGCCAATTAAATCTACAAGCGGATTTAAGGCACTAAAAACTACCCTAAGCGAAGAGGCCAGGATTTTAAACGCCGTCCCCAATGTTTCGATAAATTTTTTAACTTTTGAATTAATCAGGACTTTGTTTTTTAATAACCACTCGTTTAAGGCGTCAAGGTTTTCCCTGAAGGTTGGCAGTAAATCAATAACGAATTTATTGCGCAGTTCTCCAAGTGTTTTTTTCAACTGTTTTAGAGAGACGTTAAATCGGTCAACGTCATTTATCTGTTTGCGTGAAAAACTATTATTAGTTTTGCCTCTACCCTCTTTGAAGTCTTTAGCGTCTTTTAGAGTATTACGCAAAGCGAGCAACCCACTGCCCGCACCAATCAAGGCAAATTTGGCAAAAAAGCGTGAGAATGCCATACTAGAGTTTTTGGCCAAGTCTCGTGCTTTTTCGAGTTTTTCATTAGTTTTATCCAAGTTAACTGTAACAGTTCCTTGTTGTTCGCTCTTGTCTTTGAGTAATTTTAATTGTTCGTTTACTGCATCTCTTTCAATCTTATTAAGAGCCAGCACCTTTTGGCGTTGTTCTTCAGACAATGCTGCCAATTCTTGTCTATATAAAGCTAAGGACTTGGTGTCTATCTTAGGATACATCCGTTGATTAATTTGCTGTCTTAAATCAATCATTTTAGCTTTTGCAGCTACAATTGTTTGAGAAATATTTGTTAGCTTGCCATCATCAACTTTCAGACCTATTTTACTCTTGAGGCCAGACATATTGGATTTTAGAGCTTCCACATTATGGGTGAAACGCTTGAATTTACCCTCATCAATATCGAATCCTAATTTAACCAGTAATTCACGCGCGATCATTTGTTCTGCTCATATGCTAATCTTTCTATATCTGCCTTCATGTCTATTAAGTCGTTGATTTTGATTAGATCGTTTAAGGATAATATTGTTGTAACCTCCGTATAGCTGACTATACGCTCTAAAACGGGGCGTAAAATAAACATTTCTCGCGATAGTTCATCACTTAAAGTGCCGTAGTCTGAGGAGCATCCTTGCTTAAATCCACGTTTGGTAACCCAATGCCGTTTTCCAGCAAAAAATCACCGAAATTAGCCTCCACCACGAATTTTAGAGCAGCTACTAGCTCCCCTAAATTCGCCGTATAGATATTATTAAAATTAGCCTCGTTAATGGCTGCTTCATCTCGGAGCGTATAAGACAGTATGCTTAAAATTAAATTATCGTTTTTGCTAGTAATTAAAGGCATCACATCGCCGTTTCCACTCATTACGGACACTAGCTTATAAGCTATTATTATTGCCTCAGAAGCCGGTATATATTGCCCTTTATAAACATGCCCGTTAATTTCCCGTGGTGTGATTTCTTTTGTCGCTGTTGTTTTAGTCATGATTTTATTCCTTTAAATTACCTGTTAATTAACTGCCTATATATTGACTAAAGTTGTTAGCCTCAATTACCCATTCTCTATTCTTTCCTTCTGTGCCGAATTCTAGTTTAGGAGGCTCAATAATCCATGCCTCCGGACAGGAAAATAATGTCGTGCCATGTGGGTCTTTAATCATTATAGTAAACACTCCCCCGTTACTGACTTCGTCCAATTCGGCGTAGTTACTCAGCAAATCATTTGATTTGGAGGATTGGACTAACGTTACAGTAATCTTGGCAACTCTCTTGTTGACCCTATAACGGGTAACATTGCCGTGTATATCGTGATTACTATTGTATTTAGGGCTTTCGCTCTCAATACTAATCATAGTATCTTCAGCAAAGCCAACAATTGGAGTAATGCCGAATACTACGCTAAGTTGCTTTGGATCATAGACTTTTCGTGTCATATTTTACCTTTAAACCATTATTGTCCCTTGAATTTTTAATTGGTGAATCGCCCCAACTAGCCTAGCCTCAAATTTAACATCAGGAAGGATGCGCTTTAATCTGTCAGACTTGGGGATGTCTTGGACGGTGGGTGCGTTAACTATAATACTCTCGGCGTCGATAATATCATTGGAAGCTGCCCTTTTAAGGGTATGTATAATTATACTTTCAATTATAGCGATTCCATGGTTGGTATATGGGATCTTTTCAGTACCGGTTATAGCAGAGCCGATCTGAGTTTTAAGCTCCTCCATTACCCAATCTAACCCTATAATAGTATCTATATGCTCACCACTTGCCATTTTTCCATTAAAAATTACATCCTTTCCTGCCATAGAACAAAAGTAATTACCGTTCTTTGCCTCTAAGCTTCTTATTTTCTCAGAATTAAGACGATCGGCAGGGAAACCGCTTAAGGCTTTAAATGCCCAAGTTGAACTTCCCGCTTGCTTGGTTAGCATTAACCCAAGCCAAGCAGCCTCAGGATATATCTTATCCGCACAAGAATTATATATAACAAAGGTACGCTTGGTATTAAGCTCTTTAAGCCTATGCAGGACATTTTCAGTGTCCTTATCATCCAGCATTTTAGGATCGTTACCGGAAATACCTAATATTCTATTTTCTGCCTCAATTAATGCCGCAATTTTGAGTTGATCCTCTATTTCCTTACTAGTAATTACTACAGCATAAAAGTCAGTGCTTACCTCGGCAATAGCTCTATATGCTTGCTCAATGCCTTCATCTTCAAAGACTTGACCGATAATAATCTTATCAAGCTTAGTGCTTTGCCCAAACGCCAATTGAGCTATTGCGAATTCCGAGGTAGCGCTTTCAAAATCTGCGGATACTTCTTGCAAACTAGAGTAAGTTTTTACCCTTGTTTTTCCCTCAGAATTGCCAATTACCAGCAGGGTGTTAAAGCTTGCAGAGCTTAAGCCTTTTGAGTCTCTTGTAATCTTAATATTAATGATATCGTCTAATAAATTCATAATATCCTCTTTTTTACCCGTATTTCCTGATCGCTAATTATCCCTTCTATCTCCGCTTCTTCTATCACTCCCGCATAGTAGTTAGTGCTTTTCATATAGCCTATTTCTAACTCTAATATTGCCCTGCTTTCTATCTGCTCATTTAATGCCACAGGTATTGCCGAAACATGTTTTAAAGTTCTACCGGCAGCCATAAGCCCGCCCCAAATATCGTTTTGCAGTTCGGTAGAGAATTTGATATAAAGCTCGTTTAATATCTCTTCAGCCTCGTGAGTTATGTCTGAGAAGCATTGAAAACCGGCATTACATACCATTGCCGCCAATGTCTGCATTTCTCCATCACTAGTTACTTTCTTTTCTACGGGTAGTCCTATATTCCGAAATGAACTTACCGCAATAGTTATAAATGGCTTTTTTGGTCTGGTTATCGCGATCTGGTTGGCAAATATTACTTTTTCGTCTTTAAAACCCGTTGCCGTGACTACGAATTCATGTAATTTGGCGTATATCTCCCTAGTCCGCATCCAAGTTCTCTCTCACCACGACGATCTCGTAATGTTTTGTTTGTGGCAGATTTTGCCACTTTGTAACACGCGTAACCAAAAACCTTTCATCATCTATTATTACAATATCAGGCGTAAACCCTTCCGCTGTTGCAGTAAGTAGCTTTGTGTCAGTCCTTAAAGTATAACAGGCAGTCGTGCGAGCGCCCTCCGGCATGGTTTGTAGCACCTCGGCGTTTGTACCCTGCACACTTGCGTTGATCATAAAACTGCTAACCTCTCCGTCTTGCCAGTAGCCACCGGTATAACCGCCCGACGCTTTGCGTAATACTTTCAACGGTTTTCTGAATATGTCAAACATGGTTTTATTTCTTACCTATCCTGGCTTCTATACTATTCCTTAACACACCTTGATCTATTAGGGTTTTATTCTTTCCTTTGCCTTTTTTCTTCAGAGTTGAAGGGGCGTTGGGCGGGTTAATATTACTGTCAATTTTTGCTATAATATCTTTTCTAGCAATCGCCCCTATTTTGTATATTTCTCTCTCTATATTCCTCTTGCCGTCAGTAGTGTCTGCCAAAACATCACCCATAAGCTTAGACCATTCCTCCTGCTTTTCATCTAGAGTAGAGCGCATAAATGATCGCTCCGGAACATGATCATCGCCATACTCATTGGTGATCGCATAATCGGCGGCATAGCTTGTATTCTTCCCCGTACTATTCACCGCGTCAGAAAACACACCCACGCTTAAAGTAGTTTTCCTCAAGCCTTTAAGCATTTTTTGAATATTCAACATCCCTTTGTCTGTATCTCTAACTACCGCCATTAGCAGACTCTGGTCAGCGGCGTTATAGTATGGGCTCTGATCAGTCTTTGATAGATCTTGCGATAGCCGCTACAGTCGGATTTTGCGTAAGCAATTGACAGGCTGCCCTCTGACATGCCGATAACCTCACCGCTTGTACCTTTTTGCCTGAAAGAAGTCGTCATACGGTCAGCTGTTAAATAAACGATTATTTGATCTCTGATCGCTGGTTTAAATCCCGATTTAGTAACCTCGCGATCAGCTAAATCTAACCACTTATTCACCGTTTCATCGTTTAAATGTTCAAACTCGGGTATAAGGATCCTGAAAGTCGCAAGCAGACTCAAGTTAGATACCGTATCTGATAGCGAACATTTTAGGCTGACGGATTACCAATCCCCCATACCTTGAGCGGCAAAAAACCGTATATGTCCAAGCGTTTTGCTGGGGCTCAGTCACAACAAAAGGTGTTGGCATTAATTGCTCTACATATTCTCTATCATTCCTAAAAAATACAAACCCGTTAGTCTCATCCTCAAATGTACCGTTTAATTCATGTAAGCCTTTTACGGTACAATTAAGAGTATTTTCAAGTTGCTTAAAAACGGTGCAACTATCGAAGGAATTAAATATCTTAGATTTAATTAGATTCAATGATTTTAAGGACATTAATAATGTGTCTGGAACAATTAAGTTATTTGTCGAATCCAAAGAATCATTGTAAGCTTCCATCACATCGTCTACGATTTCCTGAGCGGTTTTAGTAGCCCATGCTTCGCCTGCTTTACCCTTTTCTACTTTGGATTTGTTCGTTAAAAGCTTGTGGTTTAGTAATCCATCAATTTTAAGTTCTCTATTTCCATAAAAACAAAGTTTATTCATGAATTCAAAATTTGAACGTAACGCTCTATCTCTTAATCTTCCAACAAGGTTATTACCTGCTACTCGGGAGGCCATAATGTCCTGATCTGTATATTCCAAAGCGACATCGATGTTAGTAAAATAGGAGGTGAACTCCTCACCTGTAACATTTACTAAAGGTATATCAGACGCGTTCTTGGCCGCCGCTATCGAGTGGCCGAATCCGTTATACATTTGGTATCCGTATCTGTTAATTCCTGGATCTATAGAATCGTCTACATAGAAAGTGCTAATAAAATTCAGGCTGCTTTCTAACGTCTTATATATATGGGGATCGATTTTTTCTAAATCTCTTTGAAAAAAAGCAAGGTCATTATCATCCAGTCTTATACGACTCTTAAACTCGCCCGCGCGGGCGCTATCACTACGGAATACCGTACTTACATTGTTGAAATTTGTTACGTTATCTAACATATTATTTTAACTCCAATATTACTAATTCATTCTCAGTGCTTTGGGTACTTGCGAAAATACCGATCGCCAGTCCATTCTTTTCATCCTTTTTTAGGGTTTTATTAATAGTTCCATCAGCATGTACATAAGCTTTGTCTCCCGCTTTTACCGCTTCCTTAGCCTTAATAACCACCCTTCCTTTATTCATTACCGATACAACTTCCCCAACTGAATAATACCCTTGAGTACATAAGTCATTTCTAAGAGCTATTCCAAGAAAAGAATTGATGTCATCTAAAGGCAAACATTGCTTACTTTCATTAGTTCCTCGCCCAACAGCTGAGGCAAATTCAATTTTGCCTTCTGCCGCGAAACTATTAATTGTCCTTGGTGATGTATCGGCTATTTGCCCTATAATGAAAGGCTCCATATAACTCTTGTATTCTGTTTGCATATTACTTACCTCCGTGTTGACTGTTATAAAAACTGTCTTTCATTAATTTTGATAATTGCAGCTTGGCTGATATATCTTCGCTATGCCCATCTTTATTTCTAAGCCTTCTCATCATTTCAGCGATTTCACCCTTAGCATCCATATGTTCCCTTGGTACTACCTGAGTAATGGAGCTCTCAAAAACTCCTCGGACATAATCATCTGAACGGTCTTTGAGATCTATCGCGTCTGAGCGATTGCTATTAATTACCGCCTCCATTATTTCTCTGTCAGTTTTTTTAAATAGATCATCCATTCCCCCTAAAAATGAAGCGGCTTTAGCGATTAACCGCGCTTTATCCCTGACCCTCGCTTCTATCATAGAGTCTGTTTTTAAAGCTTTTTCATTTTCAAGCTCCATCTCAGCTTTATCAAGCTTAGCCTGTAGGTTTTTGAATTTGACTTTTAACTCTTCGTTTTCTGACATTAAGGTGTCAATTCTGTTTGTATCCTCTTTGGTCATTACTTCAATCTCCTGTTTGTCTTTATTTAAATTATTATGATCTGATTCCTTATTGATTTTCTTGAGAGGAACTAACTCACAGGCGCCGTCAAACCTCATTCTGGCCTCGCTCCCAGCCCTGCCCCTCTTGACAAGGGCTAAATGATTGTATCTTGGGCCGAGCTGTACCGCGTCATAGTGCTCCCCTTCATATTCTCCCTTCTCCGGTTTTAAATGCACGGCGTAACCTAGTGATAATTCAAGCTTGCCGCTATTGATCGCATCGATAGCATCTTGGTGCGTCACCGTCATAGAGACAATAACCTTGTTATCGTCAATATCATAACGCTCACCCGTATAGCCCACTTGGTATTTATGGGCGTTACCCGCATCAACAAACTCCGGCGGATGATCATTAGTAATGGGGATCATCTTCAAGGTCTCCAGACTGTCCTGTTTAAAAATATTATCAGGATGCCTAAGCTCCCCACGAATAGGGTGAGTAGACCGGAGGAGCTTCCCCTCCAGTCTCTCTCAGAACTGTACGTAAACCTCTCGATTTATACAGCTCCCA